CCCGAGGCCGATCAGGCCCTGTTCACGATCCGGCGCGGCTCCAAGCTGGAAGTCGAATTCGCGGGCAACGGCGGCGGGCTGGCGCGCGTCATCGCGGCCGATGGCAAGTCCATTCTCGGCGGCGCCCCGACGCTGGCGATCATGGATGAACGGGCCGCCTGGGAACGCGACAAGGGCGACAGCCTGGAAAACGCGATCCTGTCGGGCCTCGGCAAGCGCGACGGCCGGGCGCTTATCATCTCGACCTCGGCGCCCGACGACGCCAACACCTTCTCGCGCTGGCTCGATGATCCGCCGCCCGGAACCTATGTGCAGGAGCACCGCCCGCCCCCCGGCCTGCCTGCGGATGACCTGGACAGCCTGCTCATTGCCAACCCCGGCGCGACCGAGGGCATCGGCGCGGCGCCGGAATGGCTGGTGGCGCAGGCGCAACGTGCCATCGCCCGCGGCGGCTCGGCGCTGTCCAGCTTCCGCAACCTGAACCGGAACGAGAGGGTGTCGACCGAAGACCGCTCGGTCCTGGTCACGGTTGACGAATGGATGGCGGCGGAAGTCTCGCCCGATGATCTGCCCGAGCGCGAAGGCCCCTGCGTCCTCGGCGTTGACCTGGGCGGCTCGCGGTCCATGTCGGCGGCGGCGTTCTACTGGCCCGAGACCGGGCGTCTCGAAGCTCTGGGCACCTTCCCGGCAACCCCGTCGCTGGCGGATCGCGGCGCCTCCGATGGGGTCTCGGATCGGTATTGCCAGATGCAGGAGCGCGGCGAGCTGTCGGTGATGGGCGAAGCCACGGTGCCGCCCGGCCCCTGGCTGGCGCAGATCGTCAAGCACCTGGACGGGATCACGCCCGATTGCATCGTGGGCGACCGCTTCCGCCATGCCGAATTCACCGAAGCCATGCAGGCGGCCGGGCTGGCCCGCGTTCCGTTCATCTGGCGCGGCTTCGGCTGGAAGGACGGCTCCGAGGACATCGAGCGGTTTCGCCGGGCGCTGTTTGACGGCGACGTGAAGGCCGCGCCGTCCATGCTTTTGCGCTTCGCCTTCTCCGACGCGATCACGCTGGTGGACCCGGCGGGCAATCAGAAGCTGGCCAAGGCGCGCAGCCTCGGGCGGATCGACGCGGCCGCGGCCACGGTGCTGGCGGTGGCGCAGGGCGCGCGGATGAAGGCGGCCCCGATCAGGAAGGCGACGGCGCTATGGGTGTGAACGTCCTGCGCCTCGACAGGCGGCTTCAATTCCTGCGCGCGGTGATAGGGGATGACGGTTACGGCAACGTCATTACCGGCTGGGCCGCGCATGGCGCCCCGGTCTGGGGCGCGCGCAAGGACGTGTCGGATGCGGAACAGGTGGCGGCGGGGCGCGTGCTGGCGACGGTGACGGCGCGGTTCATCATCCGGCGTTCCAGCTTCGCGGCGGGCCTCACGCCGATGGATCAGTTTACCTGCGACGGCGCGACCTGGGCGATCGACGGCATCAAGGAGGTGCCGCAGCCCCGGCGCGGCTTCCTTGAGATCACGGCGACCAAGGGGGCGGTATGAGCAAGCGCAAGGACTATGCGCGCCACTCGAAGCGCGTCACGCGCACGCGTCGTTGGGCGGTGCTGCGCCAACAGATCCTCGAGCGCGACGGCTGGGCGTGCCGGTGCTGCGGCGAGCGGCGGCGCCTCGAGATCGACCACATCAAGCCGGTGCGGACGCACCCGGAACTGGCCTTCGACCCGCGCAACCTTCAGGCGCTCTGCGGCCGCTGCCACACCCGCAAGACCCGCATCGAGTGCGGGCACAAGGAGAAATCCCCCGAGCGCAAGGCTTGGGCGACTGCCGTTGCCGAATTGGCGGCGGAAACCACAACCACGGAAAAGGAATAACCCATGTTGGACTCTGTGAAGATCGCGCGGCGGCAAAGCGAAATCCGCCAGAAGCTGGCCGAGCTGGCCGGGAAGCCGACCCCGACCGAAGACGAAACCCGCGCGATGGAAGCCCTCGACGCGGAATACCGGACCAACGAGACCCGGTATCGCGCCGCCCTGATCGCGGAAGACACCGAACGCCGCGAGGCCGGGGCCGATCTGGAAACCCGCGCGGGCCGCGAATGGGCCGACCTGATCGCGGGCTTCCAGATGCGCCAGGTTGTCGGCGCGCTGAATGATGGCCGCGCCCTCGAAGGGCAGACCGCCGAAGTCGTGACCGAGCTGCGCAACGCGGGCGGCTATCGCGGCATCCCGGTCCCGCTCCTGGCGCTCGAAGCGCGGGCCGGGGAAACCATCTCGACCGCGACCCCCGATCCGATGCAGACGCGCCCGATCATCGACCGGCTGTTCCCGGCCAGCGTGGCCGCGCGCATGGGCGCCCAGATGATCGGCATCGGCTCCGGCGCGGTGGAATGGCCGGTGGCGACCTCGGCCGTCACGGCGGGCTGGGCGGACGGCGAGACGGGCAGCATTCCCGACCCGACCGCCTACACCACGACCGACAAGGCGCTGGCCCCGAACCAGACGATGGGCGTTCAGATGCGCATCACGCGCAAGGCGCTCCTGCAATCGGGCGATGCGCTGGAAGCCGCGATCCGGCGCGACATGAACGGCGCCATGGCGGCCGAGCTGGATCGGGCGATCTTCCTCGGGACCGGCGCGGACGGGCAACCGCTGGGCGTCATCACCGGGGCGGCGACCTATGGCATCCCCACGACCGCCGTTGATGCTGCGGCGTCCTGGGCGACCTATCGCGGCGCCGTGGTGCGCTTCATGGCCCGCAATGCCGCCTCGACCCCGGCCGATGTGCGCGCGCTGATCCGGCCCGATGTCTGGGACTACATGGAAGACCAGCTGACCGCGACGGCCGCGCCGAAATTCGAGTTTGACCGCATGGCCGAGAAGATGGGCGGCATCGCCATGTCCTCGACCGCGCTTGCCGCCCCGACCGGCACGCCGGCGGCCTGTTCGTCGCTTCTGACCACCTCGGCGGGTGGCGTGGCGCCGGTCTTCGTGGGCATGTGGGGCGCGGTGGACCTGATCCGCGACCCGTTCACCGATGCGGCCTCGGGCGGGCTGCGGCTGACCGCGCTGACCACCTGTGACGTGACGGTGGCCCGCGGTGCGCAGCTCGAACTTCTGACCGGCGTGCAGGTGGCGTGATGCTCTGGGGCGCTGCATCTGGCGCGCTGGAAATCCGTTCGGAGGGCGGCGCGACCGCTCTCCGGGCGGTGTTCCCCTATGGCGCCGAAACCGAGCTGGCGCCCGGCAAGCGCGAGGTGTTCGCACCCCATGCCTTCCGGGCGCGCATCGAGGCGGGCGAGGACATCCACCTTCTGGCCCAGCACGATTACACCAAGCCCCTTGCCTCGACGGCGGCGGGCACGCTGCGGCTGCGCAGCACCGATCTGGCCGTGGAGATAGAGGCGACGGTGGACGCCTCGACCACCTGGGCCAGGGACTTCCTGGCCGCGCATCGGGCGGGCCTGATCCGGGGCCTGTCGCCCGGCTTCCGCGTGCCCCAGGGCGGCGACAAGGTGGAGCGGCGCGGCGCGGACCTTCTGCGCACGGTGACGGCGGCGCAGCTCTTCGAGGTCTCGGCCGTCACGGTCCCGGCCTATCCCGCGGCCCAGATCGAGGCGCGCGGCTGGCAGCCCGTGGCCGCGCTCGCCCAGCGTCTCGTGACGCATCATTCCAACCGCTGGAGGCTCTGACTGATGTTCGCATGGCTCAAGCGCCGCGGGGCGCCCGAGATCGAGAAGAGGGCCAGCGCGCCCGGCTACACCGCCAGCGTGATGGCCGCCCGTGAAAACTGGATCAGCGGCAAGATGACGGTGGCCGAGCTCACGGCAACGGTGCAGGCCTGCGTCACCCTCTGGGAAGGCGCGTTCGCCCTGGCGGATGTGAAGGGCGCGGGCCTTCTCGACCGCCGCACGATGGCCCTTGTCGGCCGCACGCTCGCCCTGCGCGGCGAATGCGTGTTCCTGATCCGGGATCGGCTGATCCCCTTCACCGATTGGGATCTGACCACGCGCGGCAGCGTGCCCGTCGCCTATCGCGGGCAGATCCCCGAGATGGCGGGCGGCCGGGCCGAGACCGTGCTGGCGGCCGAGGTGCTGCACTTCCGCATCGCCTCGGATCTGTTCACGCCCTGGGCGGGCAAGTCGCCGCTGTCGCGCGCGCCGCTGTCCGCGTCCCTGCTGTCCGAGATCGAAACCGCGCTCCGCGATGTGTATCGGGACGCGCCTCTCGGCAGTCAGATCGTGCCGGTGCCCGAGGGCTCGGCCGAGGACATGGCGAGCTTGCGGCAGGCCTTCAAGGGGCGGCGCGGGTCTTCGCTGGTGATCGAGGGCGTGGCCCAGGCGACGGCGGCGGGCATGAACCCCAATATCGGCAAGGGGCCGGATCAACTCTCGCCCGATCTGTCCAGGTCGATGACGGCCGAAAGCCTGGCCGCGGCGCGCGATGCGCTGGCGCTTGCCTTCGGGGTGCTGCCCGCGCTGATGAACCGGGCGACCACGGGGCCTGTCGTGCGCGAGGCGCAGCGCCACCTGGCCCAGATCGTGTTGCAGCCGATTGCCCAGATCCTGGCCGAGGAAGCCGCGGCCAAGCTGGGCGGCCGCGTCCTGATCGACGTGGTGCGCCCGATGCAGGCGTTCGACGCGGGCGGCAAGGCGCGGGCGCTGGCCACGATGGTGGGCGCGCTGGCCCAGGCCAGGGAAGCCGGGATCGACGGCGCCACCCTGCAAGACGCGCTGTCCTTCATCGACTGGGCCGACGAATAGGGGAGAACGCCCCGGCGCCTTCGATGTTCACGCCAAACCGTTCCCGTTACTCGGTGAGTGGGAAAACCCCGAGAGAGCGCGGCCCGGCCCTACCTTCCGGGCGCGGCGCTCACTTTTTCTTTGCCGCTTTCGGAACCGTCCAGCCACTCATTTCTTCGGCGAGCAGGAAGCTAAGATCTTCTGTCGAAAGGGCTTTCACGACCGAAGGAAGCCAATTGTACTTGTTCACCAGATAGTAGTGAACCGCTTCAAGCCCATCGTGGGCTTTGTAGCCCTCTCGTTCAGCCAACGTGTCGCCAAAAACACGGATGTGGTAGGCCATTTCACCATTCGCCGCTTCGAGGTTGCGAAGGATTTCGTATTTGCTTGCTCCGCCCATTTAATCACCTTTCTTAATTCTGACACCCGCACCGCCGCCGTTCTCGGGGATAAAAACTACCCCTGCCGCTTCGAGCGCAGTCTTGATCGCGGCAACCGAAGTTGCAGAAACGATGCGCCGTTCTTTCTCAAAGTCAACAATTGTCGAGAGTCCGACCGATGCAGCTTCGGCCAGGGCGGGTTGAGTCATAGAGATAAGCGCTCGCGCGGCGCGGCATTGCGAAGGTGTCATGGCAACATTTTCTGTTGACTGGATGCAGGGGAAGGGTTTATCAACATTTACTGTTGGTAGCCTCTAATCGGAGTGGATGCAATGACTTCCCGCAACCCCATTTTGGGGAACACCCCCGGCTTGCCCGGTGTAACCCTTTCTGAAATCCACGACTGCCTCGCGCTCGCCCTCGACGCGACCGAGCGCCCGTCCGGCTACACCCGTTCCGAACGCGAGGCCCGCAGCTACATGCGCACCGCCCTGCGCCGCGTCTGCAAGCTGCTGAAAGGCGGTGCGCAATGATTACGCTGGCACAACTGCGCACGGCCGATCCGCGGGATCTGGTCGATCCGCTGTCCTATGCCCTTCCGGCGCTGATCCGGACGGCGCGGCTCGCTCTGGAGAGCCATCCGAGCAACGAGGAAGCGGCGGTCAGTGTCGCCCTGGTCCTGGAGCTGGCCGAGGGCCTGTCGCACGCCCTC